ATTCATTTGTCGCGTTTTTAGCTACATTAAAGCGACCAACCCAGCCTATATTTTCATTTACCTTTGCAAGCGATAAGAAACCGATTGTAAGGCCTAAAATAGAAGTGTTTAATTCAATACCTAAACCGGCTCCGTCTTGACCTATTACAACAGAAACGTTTTTCGCGTCTAAATTACGTAATTCAGGCAAAGTTGAAAGATTTGAAAAACTTGACATTTTTCCAGCCAAAACAATACTTAAAGGCTTGTGTTCAGCTTCCAAAACGTCCGCCTGTTCCTGTAAAATAGTGACCATAGAACTATCAAAATCAATTTCCTCGTTCATAATTCCAAGCTGTCTAATTTTACCTTCAGCAAATCGCTGAATGTCTAATACTTTTGAATAGTCAGGTTCTTCTATTCCGTCGCTGGCGTAAATAGCCAAGTATAAGACTGCTTTTTTATTAGCCTGAAAAACTGAATTTATTTGGTAATGAAGTCTTTTTAAGTATTCAGGGAAATTTTCTTTATTGCCTATTCCAATCGCTTCAGCTTCCTGAATTGAATAAATTACTTTTACTTGATCAGCTATAAGCTGTAAACCTTGGTTTGAATTTACGGGTAAATAAGCTAAAATACCTGAAATATGATCTTCGCCAGCTAAAGCACGACCAAGACCGCCTTCGCCACGGTTAAAAATTACATCATTCATAATTTTGTTTTTAAAAAGGTTAAAAAAAAGGCGACGAAATAACGCGTCGCCTTTTTGTAATAATTTATTTATAATAATTAAGCACCTACGCCTTGCGCAATTGATACGCGTCCAACGTTGTTTGGTCTTAAATAGTGCGCTCCGTGGTTAACTTCAGCGCTAAAAACGTCACCGTATTTTGTGGCGTCTCCTAAGTTGCTATAAACCATAATAGAACCTAAAGCTTGGGAAGTCATAAAACGACTAAATCCAACAGCACCAGCACAGTCAGTTGAAGCTTCAGGCATATTCGAAGCCTTCAAAGTATTTGTTCCGGCTGAAGTGTAATTTACAACCTCACCACGTTTAATGATGTTAAAGCCGAATAATTCAGCAATAACCCCTTTTGCCAACATATCCGCGTTTATAGTAGCGCGTGAACGTACAAGGTCGCTATCTGTAAACAAATCGTAAAACATAACCGCCGGCATAACTAAATAACGTTCTTTTTCTGGTACTTTGTCCAAATCCATACGAGCCGAAGCGCGCGCGACGTCTTCTTTTGTAGTTTTTAAACGGGTTCCGGTCGCTGTCGCGTTTGGTAGGGTTCCGGTATTCGCTCCTGTTGTTCTAATTACGTGAGTAACTGAAACAGAAACCGCCCATTTCTGAAGCGTAGAAGTTGCTATTGTATCGCTTAAAGTTGCAATATGAGAAGCAAGAACAGACTGACGTTTTGCATAAGAAACTTGTAAATCATCTACACTTTTCACTAAAATAGGATCAGTTGTATAGTTGTCTAGGTCATAGGTCAATTCCGTATCTGTTCTTTCTATTGGGTCAGTATTTACGGCTGTTCTGTTTTTTACAACGGCCGGAGTGTTTCCAGCTATAGGAACGTGAACCGTTTTATTTTCTATAAATTCAGAATGATCTTGCGCCAAAAACAAAAATTCGTTACCGTAATAAAGCTTTTCTTGTATGTCTGCAATCCAAACTTCAGTTTGAAGGGCAAAAGCCAAGCTTCCAGCGGTAAACGATTTTTTAAACAAAAGTTGCGTTCCTGTACCTAAGGCAAAAACACCAATACCGACAACAGCCGAATCAAAAAGCATTCCAATAACAAAAGCAAAAGCTATGTTAATAAAAACGCGTAAAAGGGAAATTCTATTTTTCATTTTATTAAATTTTAAAGGTTTGTACTTAGGCCAATTATTAAAAATCAGCTTCGGTTTTATTTGTTTTGTATTCAGCATTATACAAGGCCACAAAAGCCGGCTTGTCGTTTGCTTTTAAAGCATTTAAAACTTGGGGCGCTTCACGCTCCAACTGTCTAAAGCTTCGCGTTTCTGCTGGCGCTGGCGTTCCGGTTACAGTGTCATCTTTAAAAGCGTTTCTTATGTCCGCCGGTTTGGCTGGAATAGCATTCATAAGGATCATAAAACCCTGAAGATTGTTTTCAGCTGAAGCAATTACTTCTTCTTTTTTTGCTGGATCAATTTTACCTTCCTTAATACAATTTTCAACAAATGCAACAGTAGCGGTTTTGTTGTTAGATTCGATAAGGGTTTTTTGTTCAGCAATTTTGTTTTCAAGTTCAGTAATTTTTGAAGCTTGCGTTCCTGTCAACTTAACAGCTGTAGTTAAACTGTTTTGAATAGTTTCAACGGCTTTTTCAATTACTTCTTCGCTTACGCCTTCCTGAAGTTTCAAGCGTGCAATAACGTTTTTCATTTTAATTGTGTTTTTATTAATGTTTTCATTTACCGTCGAATTTAAAATATTGTAAACAACCGCGACGCCGGCCGTTTTTTCCTTTTCCGATATATTTACTTTAACGTTAGTATTTTCAACGTTTTCAGTAAGCAAAAAGCCAGCTTTTACCATTTCCTTAGTATTAAACCAATTATCTAACCCGTTAGAAAAAAGGTTTTCAAAGAAAGTTTCTTTTTTGCTGGTTCTATTAGTTAGAATCTGAATTAAAGTCGATTTGAATTGGTTTAAGCTGTTTTTGTCGTTTTCAGAAACGTTTGAATCATCTTTAAAGCTTACGCCGTGAATCATTAAGCGCGCGTAATCCTTGGCGAACCTGTTTTTTGCTTCTATTGAAAGCCAAATAACGCCAGCCGAAGAAGCGCCAAGGCCATTCAAATAACCCTCTACAACAACGCCTTTTTTTGGAGCGTCTATTATTTCAGAAACTATACTTTGAGCGTGAATGACGTCACCGCCTACAGAATTAAATTTTATTTTTATAGTTTTTACACCGTTTTCAGCAAGCCAACGCATTTCTTCAGCGAAATAAGCGCCGTTTACACCTTCGTTTGATATTTCTTTATAAATAAACATTTCGGCTGTAGCCGTTTCTTTATCAAACTTGTTTATATATGTATGTTTCATTTAGCAATATTAATCTAAAAAAATACTTGTTTTATTCGTTTTTTAGCTTTTAATTTGTCTTTACAGTAAATAAACAATGAAGAAAAACCAAACCACTCTAAAAGAACGCGAAAAGTACATAAAAGAGCAAATTAACGGCCGACATAAAAGCCTTAATACTAGTGATGTAGTTCGAGAACTAGCTAAAAAACTTTTTCTTTCTGAAGAAACAATTTGGAAGGACTTCGCAAAACAAAAAAACAAATGAAAAATTTAATCAATTCACTTTTCGCGCGCTTCGGTTTCGCGCCTGTATTTCAAATTGCAAATTTTCGAAAAGCCGAAAAAAACTTTGCTGAACTCATTTCGCTGGAACAACAAGCCGTTTCTTTTGTGCAAAATACGTTGAAAGTAATAAACAACGCCGTAAAAAACGAATTAAAAAGGAACGGCTACGATCCAGCTGACGTTTTAAACGGTAAATTAAGGCTTTCAGCTATAGCCACAACGTCGGAACAAGATGAAAGATTTAAAAGCCAAACTTATAGCGTTGACGGCTATGTTATTTTAAAAGTAAAATGGAAACCTAACGGCTTCACAATGGAAGTAAACACGGCCGAACAAACTACAGCTAATAAAAAAGCTATGAAATCAGGCGAAAACAAAAAGCGCGATTTTAGCAAGTTAAAGGCAAAAGAAAAAGACGAAGTTGAAGTTGAAGCTTTAACAAATAAAAAAATAAATAAAAAAAAACATTTTAAATCTGTATAAAAGTATTACATTTGAATTCTCCTTTATAATGCTGTTAATTTGTTGTTAACATTTTTTTTAGTTTAGACTCAAAAGCCTTCTTGAATGAAGGCTTTTTTGTTTAAGAAGGTTTTAAGTAATACGTTGAAGCGTCAACGCCAATTTCAAGTTCAGGAACGCCAACAAGTAACTTCAATTTGTTCTTTCTATTGGCCGTGTTATCTATTAAAAGTGTGTTGTATTCCATTTTCCAAATAATTACGGCGTCGTGGTTCGAATCCTGTTCCTCTCGTCTCCTATTCAATGAAGTTACTAAATTGTCAACGGAAAAATTCTGAAGCTGAAAATTTAGTTTACCAGCCAAAACAAAAACTTCCCTGTCTTCAGTTTTTAAAGAAGAAAATCCCAAATGAAAGCGAATTATCGCGTCGGCTTCCTGTAAGCTTTCACTTTTCGTTATATACTCCAAAACAGGAAATTCAACAAAAACAGCCGGAAAAGAAAAGGCTTTTTCAACGCCTTCTTTTTCGAATTGGTTGTTGTATAGCCTAAAGGTTTTTATTTCGGGAATTTTGGCCGTTATGTGTTCTTTTAAAGCGTCAAACAGCAATAATTTAGGATCATTCATTTTATTAATTTATTAATTCAAAACACTTTTAATCTCTTTGTCAATTCTAGCTTTTATTTTGCGCGAAAGCGTCGCACTCGAACCGATAAACTTCCTTTTTGGTAGTTTTCCAACGCCTTTATTGTGAAAAGACATATAAGGCACTCCGTAAGCGCCTATTTCTATCAAGTTGAAGCTTGCTACCCTTACACGAATAGAACCGCGCCCGTGGCCTGTTTTGACTAAAATAGCGCGCGTTCTTGCTGTCCTTCTATCGCTTTTATCTTTCGTTTTTCTTGCTTCCCAAGGTTCAAGGCTTACGTCTGTAAATCCACCATCACGAAAAGACTGAACAAAATGACGCTTGGCCATATTACCAATAATAACCGGTAAATTGCGCTTTGCTTGCTCAAATTCTTTTATTTTCTGTTTAAAGTTAAAAGCCATTTTACTAATAATCTGTTTCAGTTTCTTCGGGTTCGGGTAAAAACTCTTTTATTACGAATCCTAAAGGTTCTACAAATTCGTAAAAAAAGAACGCTTCAGGGTCGCCGTTTTGCGGTTCCGGCCTGTAGCCATCAAAAGCGGTTTTTATACATTTAAAATCCTTAGGCCAACTAATTTCTTCGCCTTTTAAACTAAATAAAGCGCCGTTTGGGTGTTCTGCTGTTATCATTTACTTTCACGAATTAAATTATATATTGTTTCAAAATAATCAAAATCTTTTTCGATTAAACGTGTAGGGTTTTTAAAAACTTCTGTAAACCACATCGTTAGTATTTCAGAAGACCCTTCGCGATTGTAATATTTACCAATGTAAGGTTCAATAAAATTGTCTTTCTTGGTAACTTCCGACCAGCCGTAAGCCTTATTTCCTGTAACATTCCGCAAAGCTTCAACTGTATCGTTAGCCGTTCGCCTATTGTAAAATTCCATTATACGCGCGTGGAGTTCAGGCCTGTCGTGTTCTAAAAAGTGACCAAGTTCATGAAGAACTGTTTCAGTTCCGTCTGAAGGCGATAAAGTCACCCTATTATAAACCCCGCTTGCGTAACTAGCGCGAACTTTTTTCTTTATATAAACGTTTACAGACTTTTTTAAAGGTTGCCATTTATTAGAAATAAAACCGCTAAATTTTTCAAGCTTAGGCTTCATTTTTAAATAAGAAGCGTCAAATTCACCATTCAAAGAAACAAAGCTTAAAGGTTCAATTGGATTATCTACCTTTAAAATATTAATAATTTCGGCTTCAGCTTTTCTAAGCAAGCTTTCTTTTTTTGTTACTAGCCTATTTCTAAGTTTTACCTGATCATTGAATTTTAAAACACGCGCTGAATATTCCTCGCGGTTTTTTCTGAAGTCAATCTTATTAATTTCTGCTATCTCAATTTTCTGTTCAGCTATTATTTTTTGAAGTTGAATTTCAACTTCTTTTGCTTCTTTTATGAATGTAATGTTTTTAATTTTTTCGCCAGCCATTTCGGCGCTTTGTTGTGTAATTGGTAATGCTTCAGGAACTTCAGGAACCGGAACTTTTGGCGCTCTCGGTTTTCTTGGCTTGACAATTTTAACTTCAGGGACAAAAGGCAAATCGAAATTTTTTCCAAGCGCTACTTTATAACGCTGATCAACTTTTAAATAAGGGTGAATGTCTTCGCGAAAAATAATTTTGTCTTTTCCTGAATTCATTTTAAACAGTTCAGGAATAGGGTCAAAAGTCCTTTTTGGGTCTGTTTCCTGTTCTTCGTTTTCTTCAAGTTGTTCAGTTGTGCAACGACAATTCCAATCGTTAGGCGGGAAATAATCGTTCCAAAACTTATCACCTACAGCAAAAACAACTTCGTCAAGGTCTTTGTGTTGCTCCCTAACGCGCTGATCACCTATAGTAATATATTTTAATAAAGGAAATATTTCTTTGTTTTCTTGTATGTCGTTCCATTGCCTAGCGCTGGAAGCCTGACTTAATGCGGTATTATATTCAGTGTTTAGCCAATTTTTATTATAAGTTTCGAATATCTCACTAGCATACTTTTTGAACTCGCTAAAAGGAATTTTATCTTTTCCAGCAAATAAGAAATTACTCATATCGTTGACCTGTTGAAATGTCTTGGCGCCCGAAAAAACAGCTATATTCTTTTCAAATCCGGCCATAATAAGACCCGCTTCAGTAGAAGTGTCAAAATCTGAATAAGTACCGCCAAACCCATCAAAAACAGCCTTATTCAAGCGCGCTTTAATATCGTTATACAACCCAACAGGCAAAACTTCACGCGAAATTGAACCGCCGTAAAGGTCATTTATTATCTTTTCAATTTCTTCGTCTGTATAGTCTAGGCCGTTCAATGCTCACAATTTTTTAAAACGTTCGAATACATATTTTTTACTGCTTTCATTACTGAAGAAGCTGGCGCGTTTGGATTTGCTATTTCTTCAACTGCTTTGTCTTCTACAGGCACGCCAAAAGTTTCAAATATGAATTCGTTTGGCACATCTTTATATTTAAGCAATTCAGTAACAATTTTAACCATTTCTTCAAGTGAAAGTTTCTGTTCGTTGTCTGATTTAAAATAACAGCCAACAGGAAGCAAATTCAAGCGAACACACGCCGGAATAATAGCTTCATTAGTCGTTTCTTCAACTAAAACAATATAAGCTTCTATTAAAGACTTTAACAAATTTTCATGAACACCAGCGGAACCTGAATAAGATTTTTCGTCGGTGGTTCCTGTCTGTAACAAAAAACCTTTTGAAAGTTCAGAATTAACGCTTTGAATAAATTCTTGATATATCTTATAAAAGTCGGTCTTGGAAGTTTCAACGAATTCAACAACGTCGTCTTCGTGTATAACCGCCCAGCCAGCTGATCCGACATTTTCCATCATATCCTCCATATTTGCGCGCTTAACGGGATCACCTATATTTGTACGGCCAACACGCAAAGGCATTCCGAATATTTCGGCGCTTTCGCTCCAAGCTGAAATTACTTCTTTTTTCTTTATAACTAAAGGCGTCGCTTTGTGTAAAAGTCCAAGGTTATCGGTTTCACCTACAGGAATAACCCAATTAATAAATTCAGGTGCGTCAAAAGGAATCAAATCGCTGGAATTCGCCAAAGACTTTTTTACACCGCCCTTTTGTTGAATTACATATTCACGCGGTACAAGTTCGGCGTCTGAAAAAATACCGTTTTTTATGTCTAAAAGCTGTATTAAACTAAAACCGTAAAATTCAGAATCTACAATAAATTTAGATGCTTTTCTAAACCATTTTTGTTTAAATAAAGCCGTCGCTTCGTCATTAACAGTTTCGTCAGCATTATAAATAAAAAAATTGTTAGCTATTACTTTTAATCGTATCGTTTGCATAAGCGCGAACAAATGAAGGTCAACTTCAATGTCTTTAAAAACGCGAATTAATTCCGTATTACTTGGCAAAATCAAACTTTCGGCCTGTTGTGTTGCTGAAATCCAATTTTGTATTCCAGCGCGCGAACGTTGCAAGGCTGTTCTGTAAATTTTCTCTCTTACCTTGTTAGACTTTCGGGAATCATTCAGACGCGCCAAAACTTCTTTTCTTTTATCTTCTTTTAAGACGTTCACAACGCCTTTTCTGCTTACTTCGTAGTTTAAAATTCTCATTAATAGTCGTGTTTTAGTTTTTTCTTTGAGTTCCAAGAAATGTCATTTCCTTTTTGGGCGCCAAGGTCGCGTTTTGGTAAAAAATCGGCGTCGACGTTGTTTCTTGGGTTCTGAACCAATCCAAGCCACTTAATAGAATCATCGCGCCTTTGAATTCTAAATTCCGGTATATTTCGCGGGTTTATACGTGAATGAAGTTCGTAAAGCGCCACATTTATAACGTGCCTTTTGATCAGGGCGTTTCTTTTTTCTCCTGTCTCAAATTTAGCTTCATCTGTAAACAAATCGCCCGCGTTAGTGTCTAATTTAGCGGTGTAATAACTTCCAGCTTTTCCAATCTCTAAAAATGAAGCGGTTGTTCCGGTTCCGGCCGTGGTAACTCGATAAACTTTACCGTCCGTTTTTGTTACCAAATCATTAACGGCGTAAGAATCGCCGGCCACTATTTTAGGCGCGTTTAAATAAATAAAATCACCAGCCTTAAAAGTTTCGCCGTTTGCGTATTCGTGAACAGGAAAAAACACTTTCGAAATATCATAACGACCTGATAAATAAGAGGAAATTTCCTGTATAACGTTCGCTTCAGTTTCTTCAATGATGTTTTCGGGCGTTGTTCCTTCGTCATTCGAATAAGTCACAACGTTTAAGTCTTCTTCGTCAATTAAAATAAAATAATCGCGTTTTATTAGAAAAGCCATAATTAAAATGTTTTGCCAAATATAACAAAAAAAAACGCCCTAAATAAATAAGGCGCTTATTTTTAAATTATACCAAATTAAACGCTTGGCTTAATTTCGGTTTTCTTTTCGCCTTCTTCGGCTTTTTTCTTAGCTTCTTCAGCTTCATTTTTTTTCTTTTCCTTATAAGCTTTGTCTGTTTGTGCTTTTTTGGCCTTTGCTTCAGCTTGTTTTTTTGCTTCTTCTTCAGTCAATTCTTTTTTAGGTTCTGAAATTACAGCTTCATAAATTTCACCTACTTTAAAAACCGCTTCAACTCCTTTTTCTTCGCCTTCTTCAGCTTCTTCGCCTTCTTCAGCTTCTTCAAGCGTGGCCTGAATCCTGAAACCGTCCTTCAGCTTTTCGTTAGGGTTCTTTTCTTCAGCTGGAACAAATGACGCTATATAAACACCGCCTTCAGAATGATCAACGTCAGTACACACAACGTTAAATTTAATTTTCTTCATAATTTTGCTTTTAATGTTAAATTTATTGACTTCAAATATAATCTATTTTAATTAATACACGTTTTTTTTAGTTCTATTTCTAATAACTGCTTTTTCCACACTCTTAGAAGAACCAAAATTTTCGAAACTTGACGAAAAATAATAAGTATAAAAATAGTCGTTCGCGTCGGTGTTGTGGCCGTATTTCTCAAAAACTACGCCTGTAACGCTGTTTTTTTCCTTCTCTTTGTGCTTTGAACCGTCTGAAGCTTGTTTTAAATACTTATAGTCTCCTATTGTCTTGGTGCAATTGTCGCCAATACTGACTTCTATACCGTCAAGGCCATTCAAAACGGCGTTGAACCAATTACAACGAAGTTCGACGTTAGGGTTCTTCGAAGGAACGCGCCTGACAACTGTATAACCATAATCGCGAAGCGCGTTTTCAATAAGCACAAAGAAATTAACACCTTTTTCAAGTTTTACGTCGGCCTTTTTACTTGTGGCGTCGCCATACACAAAAACAGTCATTCCGTTAGGTTCATAACGGCTGTAAAATTCTTTTAAGGTATGGTTTAGCGTGTTTCTAGGGTCTTCAAGACAAATTTCGTCAATTTGCCAAGCTTTTAAACCTTCAGCTTGATGAATGTCCAGCGTCATAAATGGATTTACATTTTCGTCAAAAGTCAAATGAAGCGACTTTTCAGGATCATAAAGCCAAGGCTTTACGTGTCTTTTAATATCAAAGTTCTTGTACATTTCGCCACCTTTGTTTAATTTACCCCATTCGCCAAGGCCATAAATAGCGTAAAAGTCCCAATCGTTAACTTTGTCTTGATCAAAATCCATTATAGTTTGTTCGTCTAAAAATCCAAAGCTTTCGCAAGGCGAACCAACGACCCAAAAGTTATTAAGATAAGTCGACTTAATTACAACTATATTCGAAGGTCTTTCAAGTCCTTTAATGAATAACGGCGCGCCTTCCCATTTCTCAGTGACTTCAGTATAAACAGGATCAATGTCAAGCTTCAATACGCCGTTTCTATCTACTAACGAATTTGATAAAACTTGTTTTTTCTGCTTGTCGAACACCTCTTTTTTAATCCAATGCTCTTCGTCTATAGGGTTAAACATACAAACTATTTGCTGACCTGAACGACCCCTTAAACGCTTTCTAATCTGCTTATAATCTGCAAACTCCATTTCGCTTATTTCGTCCATTACTACGCGCTTATACCCCGATATACCTTTAATTTTCTGATTGTCGTCAAGTCCTTTGAAGTCGATAACGGCGCCGTTTACACAAGTTATTTTTCTATAATTTATCTTAAAGAACTGTTCTAGTTTCAGCGTTCTAATAATTCCAACAACGTCTTTATAAATAGTACTTTCAAGGGTCGCCGATACTTTACGAAAAATTAAAGTATCGCTTCCCTCGATCAAAGACCCCACAATAACAACGGCTTGACTTACACTGTAAGTTTTGGCCGAAGATGAACCCCCGTAACACCATATAAAACGGCGCGAAGGGTCGCAAAATTCGCGTTCTATATGGTGAAAGTTAGGATTGAATAGTTTCCAATTAAAGCGAAGTTTTACGCGGTTCTTGTCGTTAGTCTTCATCGAATTCATAATCTATATTTTCAGTTTCTTCGCCCCCAATGTAAAATTCGGTTTGAGTTTTTACGGTGTTTTCAATTTTTTCTTCAGCGTTCCAGCCAAGATTTTTCAAGGCAAAAACCGCCCCTTGTGGAAAAGCTTCAGTTAAAAGGTTTTCATAATGCAAAGTTATAATACCGCGCGCCTTCTTGATAATGTGACTAAAATCGCGGTTTTCTTCGTAAGCGTAAAAACTTTTTCTATCTGAAAACCCGCAATAAAGAACCAAACCGCTGATTGTCAGCTTTATATTATTTTCGTAACAATGTATAAAATAACCTGTAATTTCTTCTTCAAGTTCTTCAGGCGACGAATAAAGTCTTGGTCTTCCCTTAGGATTTTTAGAAAATATAAGTTCTATAAATTTTCTTTGTTGTTGAACTGCTGTAAGTTTAACAGGTTTTTCTTTTTCTTTGTCAACTAAATCTTTTGATATAGAAAAAGGAACTAAAGAAGCGTCACGAACTGCCAAACGTTCGGCTTTTTTAATTTCAGTCTTTGTCTTTTTTGGCTCCCTTGGTTTTTTAGGCTGTTCCATTATTTTAATTTAATTTCATTAGTTCCGTTATAAAATACCGGTTCGGGGTTATCAATGCTTTTTTTGTAAAAAGCTAAAAAATCAGGCGTAAAAAGTATTTCAAATCCTTCAAGTTTATCGTAACCCTCGTTAATAAACTCTATTATCAAGCCTTTGAATCGTTCCATATTCTCAGGCGATACCATTTCAGAAAGTAAATTTATAATTCCTTCTTCCATATCGTAAAGGTAATTAAAAACACCTGTTTTGTAAACAAATGCTTCCCGTTTTAGACCTCTTTGAAACATAGGCGACTTATCTTCTATGATTGCAAAAATAATGTCTTGAAACTCCTGTAATGATCTAAACACAAAAACCCTAAAACCGTGTTCGTGTAAAATATTATGAATTTTTACTTGATCCCTCGAAACTGTTCCTGTTGGCGTTTTACACTCTAAAAAGAAAGTTCTTTTCCAAAAATGAAATTCCAAATCAGGAACGCCAGCAACAACGCCCAAAGCTTTGAGCTGGTTTCCTTTTGCTCCTGTCATTTTACCGCCGTTAGGAACGTGATACATTAAACCGCGCAAAGCTGGAAAAGTATTGTGAAACCATTGAAAACATTCGCTTTGAATTCTGCCTTCGGTCTTTTGCTGTTCTGTAAGAACTTCTTCAATATTTTCTTCAAGTGTGATTTGCTTATTCATATTTTATAATTTTTAATTTGTTGTTTTCATTTAGCTGGAACGTTGGAACATTACCGGAACATCATATTTTTTTTAATGTTCCACCGCGAACCCTTTATTGGTAAGCCTTGGAACGTTTGGAACAATAGGAACATTGAAATTATAACATTTTATAAATAGGCTATATTATCATTATACGCCCATATTTCAAAAGTGTTCAGAATTCAATGTTCCAATGTTCCAATTTTAATAAACCCGCGCTATTACTAGCTTAACGCTGGAACGTTAAAAAAAATTCAATGTTCCAATATGAATTTTTAACGTTCCATTCTACAAATAACCTAAAAAGGGAATTTCTTTTGTTCCGGTTCTTTTGGGTCAGGTCTTACGTATTTGGCCGGTTCTAGTCCATTCTTATAAGAAGAAGTTGTTCTTAAATTAACATAATAACCGCGCGTTTTATGTCCATTTATTCGCTGGACGTCCGCAATAAAACCAAGCTGAACCATTGATTTTCCAATAAAACGAGAGTTTAAAGGCTTACCGCCGAATTTATCCGATAAGGTTAAAATTATATCCGGCAAGCTATAAAATTGGCCTGAAGTGTCGCTTATTTCAAAACACTGTTTAATTAAATCTTTTTCAAGGTCTGAAATTTCAAAAGTTTTATTTGCCAAGTCGCGCGAAGCCATTTCTTCAGCTGTTAAACTTTGATTATATTCGGGGTCGTGGTACAAAGAATAGGCTTGCGACCATACGGCGTGAATATCAACTTCGGTTTTGTAATTCCAATTTATATCAATAACGTTAACACAAAGCCAGCGTGTATTTTCTGTATCTGTTAAAAATTCATTTTTATTTGTAGAGCCAAAGAAATTCGTTCGCCTTGGCTGTTCCTCGGCGTCTACAGCGTAAGCTTTTCTTTCTTTGATGCTAGTCATTGAAATAATACTTTTTAAGTGATTTACTTCAATATTTGAAAGCGAAGCTAGTTCTTCAAGATTATAAATGAAATTTTCGCTAAAACTAAAATAAGTGTCTTTGTTGTCTCTAATCGGTGCTTCAGTATAATATTTTGATCCAAAAGGGTTCAAAAATCTAATAAAAGTACTTTTTCCTTTTTCCTGTTTTTCTCCTACGAAAACATAAACGAAACGATTTTCAACGCCATAAAGCGCGCAACCTATACAGCGGACTAGCATTTTTCTAAATTGCGTAACGTGAAAATCTTGGTCAGTAGTAGTTACAAAATTTGCTAAGTTTCCGATGTGATCAATATCACGTTCCCAAGCTGGTAACGCTTCAAAATAATCAATAAAAGGGTTGTATGTATCGACAAAATCAGAACGAAGCAAAGACTTAACTTTATCAATTGAAAAGTTAAATCTTACGTGTTGCAATTTTCTGTATAAGCTGTCGACGTTAAGTTTTTGATACTCGCTTTCAGGCTGGTTTTTTGGTCTGTATTCGCTTCTTTGCGTAACTTCATTTTTTACAAATTCCCAATTCTTACGAAGGAAATTTTCAACCTTGTAAATTTCAGGCTTTTCGTCAATTCCGAAGTCGTCTTTGTTAGCTTCAAAAACTCTTACAAAAACCGCGCGAACTTTGTCCATTGAAAAATAAAATCTTTCGCAAAGGTGCTTTATATCTGTTTCAGTCCAATTCCGGCCGGCCTTATTTACAGCGTGAATGAAAGAGTAAATTTCGCGCCAATTGTCCTTTTCTTGGTCTGTTCTTGCTTGTTGTACTTCGGGCGTTTCGTCAAATTCTACATATTTTGCTGACTGAATAAAGTCGTTTTTAATAAAATTTTCAGGTGTTATTTTTTTTTCTTGATCTTGACTTTTCTCCATTATCTAAGTGTTAACTGTGACAACATACCCGTTAAAATAGCTGTTTTTGCTGTGTTTTGATACCCTTTTATTCCTTTTCGAAGGTAGGAATTATTTTGTATTAAAGTAAAAATAAATTGTTCCGATTCCATTTGATCTATGTAACCGCTTGATACATAACCGCCTAAGGTAACGCCTGCGCTTCTAACTTGCGGGTGTCCGTTGTCAATTATTGCGCTAAATAACTTAATAATTATATTCTGAACGCGCGCTTTGTCTCCTTCTCCAATATTAACCGGAACGATTGGCGCCGTTGAAGCTACAAACGCATTAATCATTTTACCGCGCTTAGTCCAAGTTTCCGGTTCCTCTCTATATAGTAAATCAGGATCATAAGACAAAAACAAAGGCAAAACCGAATTTTGTCCGGTTCCGTCAAACCCTTTGTATTTTTCCATTTCAATAGCTATTCCAAAAAAGTATTCTTTGAATTCGTCAACGCTTTGAACAACCGGAATTTTTACCAAGAACTTACAACCTTTTTTTGAAGGCGAAAGCCAGCCGGCTATTATACATTTATAGTTATTAAACATAAAGTATTTGAATTCGTTAGCGTGTTCTATGTGATCAAAGTCCAATACTAAAAGGCCTGTAAAACTACAAATGTTGTCATAACCGCGACCGTTTCCGTCTGTAAAAACGCAAGGCGTAAAGTAAAAAAGATTATTTTGTTTTAAAGTAGCCTTGCGTTTCATATTTTTGTATTTTTCACAAATAGCGATCAATCTAAAAACACGTTTTATTTTGTTGCTTGGGTCTTGGTTAGCTTTTAGGAATTCAAAAAGCGTAACTTCTCCAATTGGTTTTTTTGAATTTACATAAGCCGGATAAAATTGAAATTTTACCATTTACCAAGAAGAACAAATTCAACTAACAGAATAATTCCGGCTAAAATAAAAGCCGATAAAATTAAACAGCCGGCAAAAATTCTGATTTTGTCGACAATTGATAATTCTGATTTTATTTCTTTACCGTTAAAAATAAAACCTTGGTTCTTTTGCTGTTTCATAGCTCTATAATTTTAAATAGTTCTTTGTATTGTGGTGCTTTAATGTCTGAAATAATAATTTGGTTAAATGGTGAAGGGTAAAAATTCTTAATACCGTAAAAGCTTGAATCGTTGCCAAATTCAATCGCTCTAAAAGGCTGGTTAGTGCTGAATCTACCTCTAAAATACATATTTAGAACTATTCTGAAATAGTCAGGTATATAAATACAAATGGTTTCGTCTATTCCGTTATTTTCGTGTTTAACGTACCAAATTGATTTTCTAACGTCTTCAATTATAACTTCAATTTCTTCGTAACTAAATCTTTTCATTTTTCTTTTCATTAAAATTTATATCCTATTTTTAAAAAACCGCTGTATCTCATTTCGTTGGGGTAATCGTAAAACTCGAAATCGCTTCTATAATCGTAAGTAGAACGAAGGCCAACAAAAACTTTTTCTGTTAATTTAAAATCAATTCCAGCTTCAACGCCAGCGGTCGGAAAAATTGCTTTTCTTGAAATAAGTCCAAGGCGGCCACCGGCATAGTAACGAATGCTTTCAAAATAACCTGAAGTAAAAGACAAGCCAAAAGCACCGGTAAAGTCTGTATAACCGTCTTTTAAGGCTGAAAAATTAGTTACTGAAGCGCGAACGTAAACTTCACTAACAGTTTCAATTTCTAAGCCAATGCAAAGGCCTTTTTCCTTATAGCTGGCCGAAGGATCAACAAGGACGGAAACGGCGAAAAATTGAGTTTTATTTAATCTAAAATTAGATTGTGAAAACCCTAGTAAGGTAAAAAATAAAGCTATTAAAATAATTTTTTTGTTGTACATTTTTTTTAGATTTAGAAGCGCCCGAAGGCGCTGGTTAATATTAGAATTCCAGATTGGTAACGTGTTCTTGAATTTTTCTTATATATTCAATTTTTTCTTCATCTTCTTGTATTTTTAAATCTTCAAGCAAATCAGGATCAATAAATTCTTTTATCGCTTCGCGACATAATTCCATTAATTTTTTAGGCTCCACGGCGTCAAGTTCTACCTGACCGAGACCGCCCCAATTCGCTGTTCTGCTGTCTCCTACTTTTGCGGGTGCTGGTGGCAATTTCCAAGCTATAACTTGATCTTTCATCAATGCAAACCTTCTAACTTCTACAGGACAACCGAAACGGGTAAAGTTTTCTTCAATACTTCTTGGTATGTCTTCGCCTGAGGGATCATAATCACCAAAATACAATATAATAGGCGTTTTTCCGCTTCTTTTTGTTTTTTGGAATCTTTCTTTCGCTTCATTTAAAAAAGTTAAAGAGGGGTAACCTTTACAGGGTGCAAGTGCAACGCTGTATTCCTCACAAGGCTTTTGAAAAACTCCCTGTAAAGCTTTCTTTTCAATCCAAACTTCGGGGACGTAAATTTGATTTTCCCAAGGGTTTTTTCTATAGTTTTTAACATAGTAGTTAATTGCCCAAACTCCATATTCAAACTTTTCTTCAACAGTGGTTTCTTCAGCTTTTGTTTCTCCTAATACTTCGCGGTCGTGGTCGCTAAACGCTTCAAAACTAACTAAACCCTTCCAACGTGCTTCGATCATACCGGCGACAACTCTTTTGTAATGTTGCATTGAATTTGTCATTCCAAGTCCTACAAGTTGATAATGCAAACCGCGTATTGTTAAAACTCCTTCTTCGTATCTGCTAACTACTTCAATAGAGTTTTGAATGATCCAATTTCTTGTAAATCTGTCTTTTTGTTTCATTTTGTTTCAATTTATAAAAGCGCCCGAAGGCGCTGAATTATTATTTAGTAAATAGACTTATTTTTTGCTTTATTCCTTGTAATTTGTCGTAAGAATCGAATTTATAGCCTTCGTGGTTCCAATGATAGGCTCCGGCCTGTTTTGTTGTTCTATGAATCATATTAAGGCCTTTTATCTCTAAATAATCGCCTTCATTTTTAAGTAATTTAATTGTTTTTTCTTGTGCTTTTGTAAGGTTTTCAGCTTTTACAGTTTCTGTTAGTCCTGTTGATGTCTTAATTGTAAATGTAATTTCCATTTTATAAGCGTTTTTGTTGTTATTAGTTATGCAAATATAATAATCTTTTTCACTTTGTAAAATAAAATTGCAATTTTTTTTTACATTAAAAAGGACAATCGAAATTTTCACCGCTAAAACCCGCGCCTTTGCTGGCGTTTTGTCTATTTGTTAAAATTGCCATATTCCAAATATGGTAACCGTGTATATTACATCGCCGGTCAATTGTAGCGTTTTGACCGCGACGGCCTTTTTTTACTATGTACTGATTTATTTCGCAAAATCTTCTGAATTCTTCAAGGGTTACAGAATTTTCTATATTTCTATTTCTTGCATTCGCTTTAAATTGTGTGTACCTAACTCCAACAGGGTCTTCTTTTCTTCTTTTTCTTTGATAATGCTTATGACATAACCCGCCCAATTTTGCGACGGGTTTATTATTACAGCCATTAGCACAACAGAAACGTCCGGCTTCTTTTTTATTCTGACTTAATACCATAGCCAAGGAATCTTTCAATATTAATTGAATCTATGAACCAAGCGCCTGTTTTTCTTTCTTCGAAAGCTTTCTTTTTTTCGTACAAGTAATTTAAGCAAGATAATAAAACGGCTTTGTCTTCTTTTATTTGGTTTAAATTTCCTTGAAACACCATTTTCCGCGCTACATAATGAGTTTTAAATATCTTAGGTGAATTACCTTTTTTTGTTGTCTTAAAAAGCTTTATTTCGCCAAAAAAAATCGGGTCGCCTTTTTTTCCTTGGTTTTCTATAGCTTCCAAGTAAATTAATTCTGAAGCCGTTTTTAAAATTGGTGTTTTTTGTGTTTCGTTTATTGGTTCCATTATCTGTTATAAGTTTTAATTCCTAATATTAGAGGTAAAGATATAGGCGAAATTATAATAACAAAAAGGTCAATAATAAAATCCTGTTTATCGTATTGCGAAAATACGCCTTCTCTTTTGTTTGTTATAAAGTTCCCAATAGTTCCGCCTACAATAAAAAAATAAGAAAATGCTATGTATAATTTTATGTAATTTTCCATTTTATTAGTGTTTTACGATTTTACTTTTGTCAACAGGTTCTTCCATTCTGAAAGCTTTGAAAACGTTAAGCAATGCAAAAACATCTTTTTCGCAATATGTCGCGATCCTGTGCGTTTCTCCATCGTGAAAAGCTTTTGAGACTAAAGAACCGTTAAGGTCGTCTTTTGGTGTTTCAATTCCAAAAGCCATACAAATGGCTGGTAATCCAGCCGAACCCGTTCCGCCTAGCTTCCATATTTCGTGAGTGTCAAGGTTTGTATTTTCCCAAGGCTTCAGTCCGGCGGTGTCTAAAATTGACGGAATAACTATTCTATTTATAAGCATTCTTTTAGCAATATAAGGAAAATCAAAACCTTTTCCGTAATGGGCGCAAAGCTTCGCTAATGCGACCGAAGAACAAAAAGCTTCTAGGTCTGTTTTGAACATTTTTAAAAGATCGCCTTCGTTGTTTACCGCATAAGAACGAATTAAAAATTGTCCTTGGTACATAAACCCGACCGAAATACAAACGACGCGCGAAAATTCAGGATAAAGGCCGGCTTCTTTTTGCCAAAGTTCAGCAAAGTAATCATAATAATTTTTTACGCTTTCACCGGCTTTTGGTTCGTTAGGCGCTTCGCTTCTAAATTTGAATTTATAAATCCATTCGCTTTGCACGTTTTTAGGCGCTTGGTAAAGTTCCAGCCAATTCGGCGCGGTTTCAATATCTAAGAAAAGGACGGTTTCAATTTTTACTTCATTTAAGATTTTCATATTATTTTGATTTAGTTAATTGAATTGAATAGAATTTAAAGTTGTAATTTTTAGCTATTGAATTTAATAATTTTTCTACCTCTTTGTTTTTGAATCCAGCTGTATAAATTATAGTTTCGTAAAAAGGCGCTTCTTTAATTATCTTCTCTTTTATTTCGTGAATGTTTTTAATTTCGTTAAAATTAATTTCTAACCCTTTACGAATTAAATTGCAAAGCGTTGATTTTCCTGAACCCTGTTTGCCTGTTAAATAGATTATTGTATTCATTTTACTCTAGTTATTGAATTATCAATTTTTTGCGCCTTCAAAAACCATAAAGGCGCCGAAACTATTATTTCAGTTGCAAACCCTTCTGTTAATTTTTCAAAACTTGCGATTTTAAAAGGGAACCAAGCTGAATAAGAATAAGAACCTAAAGCCAAACCTTTGACAGCAAGACAGCAAAAAGCTTTTTCAGTTTGGGCATAATGTGAAGCATAAAATTTTATTATTTCGTTTGGGTTCTCTTTCGTGCTACATTCGCAAGCTTCGCAAGTTCCAGCGCAATTTTCATTTTTTTTCATTTTATTTTTGTTTTAGATTATACATTTTTTCCATTTTTTCAACCCATAATTCAGGGTGTTTGTAATTTTTTAAAATAGCATAATCAGAAAGTTTTAAATTCTGATTTAGCGCAATTAGTCTAATTATCCAGCCTTGTTTATAGCCTTTTATTTCTCTTACTTGTTCTAGTTGTTCAAGTGTCAAGTCGCCCCAAGCTTGGCCAATCATTTCAGGCGGTAAAAGATTATAATTTTGTACTTCCATAAATTCGCCTTCAGCAAGTGATTTTTCCTTTTTTGGGAATACATAACCGCAATGCTTGCATTTAGGCGCCGGCGCTGGAATCATACAGCCACAACCTTGTTTAAAATTAACGTCAACTTTGTCTTCAGGGCATTCTTTAACCGGTGCAATACCTATTTTTTCACTTTTTTTATGTGAAAGTTTCCAAGTTCGTTCTTGTTCCCAAAAACCAAGCGCGTAAACATTTCCGCCCATATCTAAAATATTGAAGTGTTCCTTTTGTAATTTTCCAGCAACGCCTATTAATTCACTTGGAGTTATTCGCCCACCCCTACCGCACATTTGAAGCCAAAGAGGTAAAGAAAGCGTTACGCGGTTAACTATTACGGTTTCTATTGTCCATTCGTCAAAGCCTGTAGTCGCAATGTCAACGTTGCAAAGAATCTGAAAAAGGCCAAGTTTAAAAGCTTTAAAAATTTCGTCACGCTGTCTTTTTGGTGTGGTTCCGTCTACGTGTACGGCTGAAATTCCGGCTTCATTAAAAGCGCGCGTTACATTTTTGGAATGCTCTACATTTACATTAAAACAAATTGCTTTTGTGCTAGGTGTAAATCTTTTGTATTTTTCAACAACACCGTCATAAAGCTTTTTTTTGTCAAACATATCAAACATTTTTTTATTATCGTATTCATTCCCTTTTATGGCTAATTTTGAAGCGTCTACTTTTACCGAATACGTAACGGCCGGAACAAGGAAGCCTTCTTTTATTAATTCGCCAATAGTAATCGTTTCAACTATATCGTCATAAATATCTTCCAGCTGGGTCATTTTTCCCGTTCTTGCTGGCGTGGCCGTTGCTCCTATTATGAAAACGCCGGCTTCTTTGTAAGTTTTAATAACAGGGTCAAAAATTTGCTTGTGACATTCGTCAATAATAAGAAGATTAATTTCAGGAAAAACACGGCGCTTTAAAGTCTGAACCGTTGCAACGTAACAAGAAGCGTTTCTTTTCATAGAACGTCCGGCCGTAATTATCGCCGGATTTAGACCATAATCAACTAATTTATTTTTCGCCTGTTCTAACAGTTCAGTTCTGTCAACTGCTATCATAACGACAAAACCATTGTCGACGCTTTCGCGTGCAATGTCTGCAAAGGTCACCGTTTTACCCGAACCCGTAGGCGAACACAAAACAACGGCTTTTAAATCGTTAGAAAAAGAATTTCTTATTTGTATTTTTGCCTTTACTTGGTAGTGTCTTAATTTCATTTTTTTGGAAATATTAAAGTATAGAAAGAAACTAAAACACCAATAAAACCCGAAAATATACAAATGATAAAAATTCTCTTTTTAAATCTTTTTGGCGTTCTTAAATCTTTTAATTTTAGTTCTATTAGAAAAACTAAATAATTTCCAATTCCCGACAAGACCCAAAACAGTAATAATAATAAATAATTGAAATACTCCATAATATATTTTTTTTTGTTCACTGCAAATATATGTAAAAAATAATTGCAAAAAAATTTTAAAATAACAAATTTAATTATATCTTTGCCCTCAACAACAACAAGCAAGAAAAATAAAAGTGATGAAAAAGACCTATTTAATTGACGGTAAAATAAAACAAGAAAAAATCGAACAAAGTAAGATAAAAGAAGTCAATCAAAATTTTGTAATACGTTATAAATTTGACGGTGACAAAAAAACCTCTCTTATTGGAGCCGGTAAATATGTCGTTCTTTTAGAGAATTCTAAAGACCCTGTTGAATTGGCAATTCGTCATTTTGAACGCGCCCTTAATTCGCCCGAAGCCAAAACAATAATTCGTTTAAGAGGTGGCTTAACTGTAAATTTTTGCTCAAAATAACTATAAAAATAAAATGAAATGAAGAAAATTAAGAAGCCAACGGCTGAAGAAAAAAAGCGAATACCTACAGACGACAGTTTAAAAATTCGTATTATTAATGCAAAAGCGCTTTTGCCAAAAAGCGGTATAACTTCGCTTTTGATCTTTCAATTTCCTGAACTTGATACAGTAAAAAAAAGGTCTTTAATGTCTAACGTTTTGCAATTGAGAGCCACTGACAAAGACATAACTGAGAAGCTTGAAGCCTTAGTTAAAACATTGAGTACTAAGAAATTAACAAATTAACAATTAAATATTTATATTATGAGTGATTTTATCCCACAGGGTTACACACAGCCGACAAGCGCCGGCGGGTTTACTAAATTAGAAACAGGAGATAACAAGATTAGAATTCTTTCTTCACCTTTGCTTATGTGGCTGGAATGGAGAGACGGAAAGCCAAAACGCCACGTTTACAAGCAAGGCGACCCAGCACCGAAAAAAGGCGAAGGACAAAAAGACAGTGTTAAACACGCTTGGGGTTTAATAATTTGGAATTACAAGACTGAAAAAATTGAAGTTTGTGAACTTGACAAAGCTGGCGTTATAGCAATGATTTTGTCATTGTCTGAAAAACCGGCTTGGGGTCACCCTAAGAATTACGATATAGTAATTACAAAAAAAGGGTCGGGAATGGACACGGAATATATTACAGCACCGGAACCGCCAAGCGCCGTTTCCGACGTAATTATTGAAGCTTACACCGAAAACCCTGTTGACTTGTCACAGTTATTTAATGAGGGCGGAAATCCCTTTTTGTCTAAAGCTACGGCTGGAAATCCATCAAACCCAAACACCCTACCAGCACAATCAAGCGCCAAGGTCGTGACGCCTGAAAATTGGGTTGCTGGCGATCTTATTCCGGCGGGTTATGAAATAAACCCTATTGGGGGCGGTGATATTGTAAAGAAAAAACTACCTTTTTAATAACTAATAAGGGCGCGCGTAAAAACCGCGCCTTTTTATAAATCTAAATCAAAAAGAAATGTCGAATAAAATTACTGTTAATGATTTTTTTATACTGTTGGTTATTTTTTTAACAGTATTGTTTTTTGCTTTAAAAATAACTGAAAAAATATATTGTTCTTGGTGGCTTATTTTATGCCCTTTATTAATCCCAAGCTGTTTTTACTTTTTTGTTTTTATTTTAGCTTTTATATATCTATATTCTAAATCTAAAACAAAGTAATTATGTATGCAGTTATTAAATTGACCGGAAAATTTTACGCCAAGGACGTGACGGAACTTGATGAATTTGAAATTATAGAATACGTTGAATCTTTTATTAATGAAGGAAGTCCCGTGACTTTTTGCGACGAATTGCAAGACGCTGAAGAACTTTTTGGCGTTAGTATTGAACTTATTGAAAAAGAAAATAACTAATTTAAAAATAAATTAAAAATGGCAAAGGAAACACAAATTAAGAGAATAAAAATACAAAATTTTAAAGGTTTAAAAGCTTTTGAAGGCGAAATTTTAGGAAAAGACGTTTATTTAACAGGCCGAAACGCCAGCGGAAAAACTTCTTTTATTGACGCTGTTTGGCTGGCTTTGACAGGTAAAAATATACCACCTAAGCCGGTAACAACAGGCGCTAAAAAAGGCGTTATTGAAGTTGAACTTTCAGACGGTTACATTGTTAGGACAAAATTAGCCGTAGGAAAAACACCTGTTCAATTTGAAATTGAAAATTTAAACGCTGTTGACGAAAAAGACAAATTTGTAAAAGCGCCCCGAACTTGGTTAAATGAAAGAATAGGCGTTATTGACTTTGATGTAAACGATTTTTTTAAAATGTCTGACGCTAAACAAGTGGAATATTTTTGCAAGATAACAGGCGTTGACGTTTACGAACAGGATCAGCAAATTGAAGAACTTACAGACAGCCGAAAATTTGATAAAAAGAAACTTATTGAGTTTCAAACGCAAACCGGTTTTTTTGACCCTGAAGACGCTGAAAAAGATTTAATAGACATTGTTTCTTTGTCTAGCGAAATAAGTTCTTTAAAAGAATCTGAGCGCGTAAAAATGGAAACTTGGGACAAAGTGACTGACGGAGTATCTACGCGAGAAACTACTATTAAAGCGCTAAAAGCCGAAATTGAGGCCAAACTTAGTCAAATAGAATCTATTGAGGTAGAAATTAAAAGTGGTTATGATTGGCTTAAAGACGAAAATAATAAACCAATTCCGAATAATAATCTTCAAGAAAAAGAAGCTTTATTTCAAAATAGCAAGGTTATCAATGAAAGAATAGCCTTGGCCAAAACTTACAAGGAAGCCGACGACAGAATTGAAAAGTTAGAAAACGCAATATCTGAAGCAACTGAAGGAATAACCGCCCACAAGGACGCAAAAGCCGTTATAATTTCGGAAAAGATAAATATTGAAGGCTTATCTTATGATGTTGAAAATGAATGTTTTTTATTTAACGGCCTACCATTTGATAGAACACAAATAAACACCGCTTCGCAATTAATAGCCGGCCTTAAAATAGGCGCTTCACTTCTTAATGAAGTTAGAATTTTAAAAATAGACGCTTCTTTAATAGACAAAGAAAACTTTGCAAAAGTACAAGAGTGGTCAAATTCTGAGGGTATAGAATTATTTGTTGAACTTGTTGACCGCGAAGCGGGCGCTTTAAAGATTGAAATTGAAGAAAATATAAATGATTAGTAATGAAAAAACCGCGCTCGATGAACTTATTCGTCAGCGCGGTTCTTATTTGGCTTTCTTGCCATTTTTGCACGTCGAAAAAGACCGCGAAAAACTTCTAAAAGAAATAAAAAATTTAACCAATCAAATAACTAAAAAGACAAATGAAAAACTTGGAAACTTCAACGCCGATTGAAAAAGATAAACCTGTTACGCAAGTTGAAAAATTTGAAAGACTTAAAGAAATAAATCCTGAATTTGAAATATTAGTTAATGAATTTGAACTTGTTCTTAATTATTAATTTACAAAAAGAAAAAAAGCACCCGTAACAGCTAAGCCAACGCCAAAGCCTTTTATAAACCCAAAAAACCCGCGCCTTAATCCGGCGCTTTTTTCGTTTTTAGCGATAATTTTCATGTCTTCGACTATCTTGTTCAAATTATTGTTTTGTTGCTTTAAACCAACAGAAACAGCTTCCTGAAGCAAGTCTTTTTTATTTTGCTGTTCTTTAATCGAATCACAAACTAAAAGAGCTAATTTTATATATTTTAATTCCTCTTTTGCTTTTTTTCCTTCTATCATTTTTATAGTAGCGTTGTCCATATCTTTAACGGCCACTTTTATACTGTCTTTTTTTGCGTTTGATTTATTCGTTTGCAAGTTTTGCGAAAACGTCACGCCTGTTATAAACAGGACGGCCAATATAATCAGTTTTTTGTTTTTCATAAGTAATTTCTATTTTTGAAGCTTTGTTTTTATAGTATTGTTCAATTGCTTCGAGTTTTTTTATTTTTTCTTCTTTGATTGTAATCAAAGCTTCAACTTCTTTTTGTTTAACCAAAATAACAGCGTTTTCTTTTTCAAGTCTTTTCACTTCTTTTTTTTGTCTGTTGTTGTCTTCCCGAATCGGTGAAATAACCCAATATTGCATAATAGCAACACAAACCCAAAGCAATGCAAAAAGAGACAAATAAACTTTGTATGTTTTTATAAATTTTAACATTCTAATATCTTTTTTATAGCCTGAAAAACTGCATTAGCAATTTTGTTCTGACCTTCTTCAGAAAGTAAAATAAGATAATCTTCTTTGTTTGTCATAAAAAAGTTTTCAATTAGTACCGCTGGACAATTAACTTTTCTAAGAATAAAAAAGTCTTCTTCTTTGTCGCTGTCTCCGTCGCTGGTATCTATTCTAAATTTTGATTTTGGAAAAGCTTTTTTCATTTCCAAAGTTATTGCTTCAGCTATTTCGTCAGAATTTGTTTTTCCTTTTGTTGTGAAAATTTCCCAGCCTGAAGCCGTTTCAACGCCAGCGTTTGAATGAAAACTTATTAGCATTGTTTCGCTTGCTGAATATTTATTTGCTCGTTTTACGCGTTCTTCAAGTGAAACGTCCGTAACTTCGGGAACTAGTTCAACGGCTTTTATTCCAGCGCCTAAAATCAAGGCCAAAGTTTTCTTCGCAATTTGTCTATTTGTTACGCCTTCGTATAAAATACCTTTTCCGAAGTCAGGCGAACGTTTTCCGGCTGTTTGTGGTACTCCTTTGATAACGCCACCGTGACCGCTATCAATAAGAATCATTCTATTTTTCATAATTAATTTTTAAATTGTTATTGTTCCAAACTTTTTTTCATACTTTTCAAGCTGTTTCGTTTGTGTTTCAACTATTCCTTTTAAATAGTTGTTTAGTTTTACAAGTTCCTCGATCTGAACTTTCATATCGTCAAGAAGGCCTTTTTCTATAACTCTAACGGTTTTCAAGTTTTCAAGTTCAGTCGTTTTTTCGTTTTGCCACTTCATTTTTAACCCACTGAAGAAAATCGCAATTGAACCAAGCGCGCCAACTATAAATTCCCAATTTTTTGTAATAAATGTATTCATATTAAAAGCCTATATATTGAATCCAAATAGCCGAATAAAATCTTGGTTCTATTTCAAAAGCTTCAGCTATGCCGTTACCGTTACCGGTATTTGAAGAAGGAAAAGAAAAGCTTTTTGAAGAACCGCTTCCAGCAAGGTCATTCGTTTTTAAAAAGTCGTCACCACCATCGGAACGCGCTCCGCCTGTTCCAAATGTTTTGTTTAAAGATAAAGAGGGCGTTGTATGGTCGTGAGGTGGTAAATTCTGAACTGATAACGTCCTTGTTTTTGAACCGCCCGTATTTGTAACATTACTTTCAGAACCAGCCATTTTAATAAATTTATCTCTTAAATCTATAGCCGGCGCCCCGTTTACGGTTCCGCCTGTTCCGTCCATAACACGGTAAAATTTAGGTATATTGACAGCATCAAACCAAAGAATGGCCGAACCTATAGGCTGGCGCGTTTCTGCTAATCTTGTAAGGCTCGAATAAGCAAAACTTGAAATTAATACATCGCCAACAACTATTTCGTTTGTAGTAGCGTATCTAGTTACATAAGCGTCTTTTAAATCAAGACTTCCGTCATTGTTTTGATCAATGTTATAAGGCACTTGTTCCGTATGCTCCTGAATATAAATAGTCGATCCAAGTCCTGAAGAAATAAAAGGAATTATTTCTTTGTTTTTTATTAAATAACCATTTGAAAGCGTTCCAGCGGTATCAATAACACCTTCTAAAACTACACCGTCACCGGTTAAATTTGTCAAGGCTTCTATAGGCTTAGAATAAGAATTTTGTAAGAAAGCCAAAGTTTCGGTTGTCATTGGAAAACCTCCAGCAAATAATTTGATTATATCCATAATATTTTAAATCTTTTTGAAGCAATTTTATAATAATTTGTTAGTGCTTTTATCTTGTTTTCAAAGTTAATCAAAGCTATTGGATTATTTGGCTTTATTAATACAGGAAAATTTAAAATAAAATCAACATCTATAATTTCAGGCGGTTGTATAGGGTACAAGTACTGAGAGCCTATAAAAACAGGCTTGTTTTCTGCTGTTGTATAAATATATAAAGGATCAAAAACAGGCAATTCCGATATAAACACCCTTCTTTCTGAACTGTCAAAAGCGTCGTTTAATACTTTTTCAAGAAGGATCACTTGGCCGTTATGGACAACCTTATAAATTTGTTTTTCTCTATATTTTATAAATTCTTTATGAATAATTGCAATAGGTTCTATAAAACTATTTATCCAATCAATCATAATATTAGAGCGCCAAAATATAGGCGTTAATAATAAAGCCAATTTACTAAAATCAATGCTAAATATTTTTTTATAATTCACGGCTTAAAAATGTAAATGTTGTATTTTCTTCGTCTAATTTCATATATCCAGCGTCAGAAATATAAAATTCGTTAATTGAAGAGTACGGAAAAAGTCCGTATTTCGCCGAAGCCGAAACAAGAACGGGTTCTTCAACTCCTTCAATTCCCTGTAAAAAATCAGTTAATTTTGTTAAAATTATTTCACCGTTAAACTCTAAATTTCGTAAAAACAAACGAACAGCATTTTGGACGGGTTCGTTTTCAGTACCGTCTAAACGCGCCCCGTAAACGTCCAAAACTAAAGGGTCGTAATAAATTGTATAATTAACTTTGAAGTCGTCAGGAACGCGCGAAATAATTATTAAACGCGTTCCGGCGTACTTTATAGCTTCGGCGTAATTTTTAAAAGCTGTTAACTGTAAATCTGACAAGGGCGCTAAATCTTTGTTTAAGTCTTCAGTTGCAACTTTTATTTTTAAGCGTCCTTCTATTTCTTCAATAGCGCTTTGTTTAATTATTAAGCTTGCTATAATTTCGGCCTGAAGTATTCCGGTATTGTCATAAACGCCCATTTCAGTAAGAGGAAAACCAAATTGAAATTCAAGCATTTTCTGTCGATACCAAGGTTTAGAGCCTATTTTATTTAATAAAATTAACTGTTCTATCTCTACTTTAAACAGGTCAAAAACCTGTTCAATTGTCCATATACCAAAAGCGCAAATATATACCCATAAACGCCAAATAGCCACCTTTGAAGTACTTGTTAAATTTAACAACGTGTTTTGCTCGCTTTCAGTTAAAACTTCAAGCGCTGACAATGAAGCGGTCGTTTGCTTTTTCTGAAGTATAATTTCCTGTATTTCGTTTAACGTTCTTGACATTTTTATATAAATTCAAAGTTTTGAGAAACTAAATTTTGGCCGTTCATTATTAAGGTGTTAATAATCCACTGCTTAGCAAATTCATTTTCAATTGTGAGTTCAGGCGCTTCAAGAGTTCCGCCGTCAAAATAATTTAAAGCGTCTTCAAAAGTAGGGTGTCCAAAATCTGAAATTGTGGCGCCCTTCGGTAATTTTCCTTTGTTTTTACTTAGTAATTCTAGCAAAGGAACGTTTATAAATTCTTTTTCGCTTCCAATTTCTTCAGGTAATACTTCAGTGTTTTTTATTTTAGCTAAAGCGGTTCTATTTGAATTATTAGCTTCAAAATTCATTCCTTGAAAAGCTAGTGTATTAGTAGCCAAAATTATTCTTTTGTCATTGCCAATAACATACATTTCAAAAGTAACTGAAAAATAATTTTCTTGTCTTTTATGTGTTATTTGTGTTTCTTCGATAAAAACTTTCGAAAAAGCGCCTTGACCCTCTAAGGGTGAATTATAAGTTTCAGTAAATAGTTTCATAATTAAAATGAATTTGGTGTTTTGTCTGTAAATGTTGTTTGAGCGTCAAAAACTCCGTTTGACTTAACGAAGCCTGTTTTTACGATATTAAATAAAGAACTCGGATTTGATCCCGTTATAAGCGATCCGCCCGCTACGTTTCTAATTATTTCCACGTTATTAAAATAAATCGTTCTAGTTCCTGAAAAAGACATATTTCTAAATAAAAAATCATCTACTAATATAGTAGAATTTATTACAGTAAATGAAAAATTATCGCCGTCGCAATTTATTCTGTTCATTTTTCCATAAAAGTCTTTTACTACAATTCCGGATAAAGGACTAAATACCTGAATAATTCCTAAAAAATAAATTCCAGCTTTACCTGTCAAAGTTGAGTATTGGCTAGGAAATATAACGGTCGTCGCGTCTGTTTCTAGGTTCGTAATGTCAAAAGCTCTACCTACTGTGATTTGCCAAACAGCCGAACCTGTAATTTTAACTAATCCTTTGAATTTTTCAGAATGAATAAAAAGATAATCAACGGCCGTAACTCTTATTTCTTTTATAGTAAAGTCTGAATCTTCAGTTCCGAACATGTTTTTATTTGAAGTATAGCTTATAAAATTAAAAGTTCCTTTTCCGAAAAGCCTTCCTGAACCCGTATTATTGTACACTACATTAGTACAAGAATAAAATGACTTTAAACTTGATGAATTAAAAAGGGTAGCCTGTACGTTTGTAGCGTTTACTGTTATATTCAGAACATTTATATGTATAGGTAAAACACTGTCTAAACTACTATTTGAAGGTATAGTTGCAATCAATGAGCAAAAAGGCGCTTCAATGTATATTTGTGGTAAAGTAGTGAATCCAACCCACTGAGAAATATCTATTGTACCGCTATTATAGCAGAAAAATTTTATTTTCCTTGTCGTTGGAAAATTTAATATTCTTGTAACATTGTCGCATAAAAACACAAAATCCCAAGCGTTTGCGTCCGCTGTAGGTAACGCTGAAAAAGCTGAATTGCAGGTTTTAAATGGAAAAGAAGCGTCTTCAGTCCTTCCGGTAACGTCTGAACCGTTTACGGTGTCAATAAACACGGTATAAGGTATTTTAGCGCCTGAAGCCGGCGCGTTTCCTTCAACGTTCCAAACATTTAAAGCTATGTTAGTTAAAATAAAACTTTCACCTTTTGGAAAAGTCAAAGCGTTTCCTACAAAAGTAATTCCAGCGCCGGAAATAGTAACCGAACCGTTACCTTGAACAGTTCCTTTTATTTTGGTTCCGGTGTACCAAGCAACAGACGCGTCTGTTGGAACGGTCAAGGTTGTCGGGTTTGCATTAGAAAATACAATTCTTTTGTTTACGTCAGTTAATGATATTGTTTTTACAATACTTGCTTCAGAAACTATCCCTTCATAAGTAAGCGCTGTAACTGCATTCTGTATTGTTGTTATTAATCCTAAGTAATAATTTGAAAAATCATTTTGAGAAAGTCCGTATCCGGTTATTTTGTCAACCTTACCATTTAAAGCGTCGGTTAATCCTATAATATCTCCAATTCCTCTACTAGCTAAATTATTAAGGGTTTCTTGAAGTCCTTGAATGTCTCCAATACTTACGCTTGACAAAGAATCAAGTATTGCTTGAAGTCCTGAAACGTCTGAAACTTCTAAATTTGTAATAGCTGTATTCAGGTTGTTTAAAGCTGTTTGCAATCCTATAACGTCTGAAATTCCCAATTGTTCAAGAGTTGTCAAGGCTTCTTCAAGACCCGTTACTTGTGAGGCTAAAATGTAACTGTCAAGGTGAAGGTAACTTTCAAGAAAGTCATAAAATTGCTGTTGTGTTGGTCTGTCGCCTGTTTTAAAATAGTTCTTTAAATCCGAAATAGATTTTTTCATTTTATTGTACTATAAAGTTATTTTCAATTATCATTTCTCCAATACCAAACAAATAAGTTTCAAGAAGCGGAAAACCCGTTGCAAGTTCGATATTTTTTTGTAAAAAATATGAAGAAATTTCGTTTTTTTTAATTTCTGAAACAGAAACTTTTAAAATTTCGTTTGAATATATGTCGTCAGTAATAGCCAAATCGTTAAGCGCTCCAAATAAAAAGCTTGCTTCGGCTGTTCCTAACGTTTGAGTAACTATATCAAAAACACTTTGATTTTCTTTTATTTTTACTGTTTCGCTCATTTATTTTAATCTTTGCGCGTTTATACTAATTCCGTTTTCGTCAATTTCTATTTTTTGGACGTTAAAATTATCAAGTACAAGCTGGCGACGAATATCTTGTTTTAGTTCTTGGCCTGATTTTGATCCTTTTAATTCGTTAATAATTCCAACGCCAATTAAAGGCGTTTCAAAAAAATACCCTTTATTAGCCTTTAAAATATTTTCAATGTGAATGTCGTCGCTTTCTACAAGCTGAAAATCGCCGTTCACAATAACCAAGTCTTCAAGAAAATTTAAGTCTTTTACAGCTTCCATTTAATGCGTGTTTTGCGGGTTACTAATATCCGTTACATCAACAGCCGTAACGTTTGGGTTCCAAGAATTTAACCTTGTTTTTAAATTGGCGCCCCCGTCATTATTTACAGGCGTCCAAGATGTAAATTTAGCTTTTAAATCCTGAAAATCTTGTTTAATTTTATTTATTTCTGATACTAAAGAAGCGCTTTTTGGAACGCCACCATTAGCGCCACCGTTAAGAGATACGGAACCAACAACAGAAACGGCGCCTGATACTGAAGCGTTTCCTGAAATTGTAACGTTTCCGGTTAAGTTTACGGCTGTAGCTATAATTTCCGCTAAAGTTCCGGTAACTTTAAAAGAATCTGAATTGAAACTTGTTTCTGTAGCGCTAACGGTCATAACTTCGCAGTCAATATTTACGCCTTGGCTGTCAATTGTGACGTCGTTAGCTTTCACATTAACGTTTTCAGTTTCTAAATTTGCGCTAGTTGAATTAATAAAAAAAGACGTTTCGCCTATATCTAATTTTATTTTTTCTATTTCGCTATTTAAAGCCACATAAGCGACTTCTTTTGAAATAAAGCTAACTATTACGTCAGAACCTATTTTTGGGAACGTAACCAAGCCAATAGCGCCCGAAATCATAGATTGTAGCCTTACGTCAAAAATTTCAGCCGAACCGTTTAAAGGTTTGGCGTGAATAGTTCTTTGATCCTGATCAACTTCAATAACAGAACATAAAACGGAATAAATTTCCTCTTTGTTTTCGTGTAGTTTTTTTAATATGTCTTTTAGTTCCATTATTTCGCGCTTATTTTTACGCCAAGCGTTATCGTTTGAAAATATCCGTCAATCCCAAATCTTGGGTTTACTTCTTCGGCGTAGTAAATACCGTTTTGCTCAGGCTGTTTTTTATTTACAATTTCCACTTCGTCGCCGTGACTTACTAGCGAATAAATGAAAGTTTCAAAACTGCCAAAAAAACCTTCATATTTTAAGCGTTCTTTTTCGCGTTCCCCTATCTTTTTTAATTCGTTCAAGTCGCTTACGTTGTAAGTAAAAATTGTCCTTTGTTCGCCGTCAGTGTCGCCAACTTCAATTTCTAGCTTCTTATTGTCTTCAAGCATTGAAACAACTTTAACTTTTATTCTAACGTCAGTTTCTTTTTTATACTCTAAATTTGAATATGAAATTATATTTTCTTCAAATTCGAATTTGTGACGTTTACCGCCACCGTTATAGGCTAAACCTACATAAAGGGTCTGTTCTCTAAAAAAAGAAGTGAGGGCGTAAGTGCTTTTTAGTTCGTCAAGAACTTGTACAATATTAACGTTTGTAAGCCTGAAGGCGTAAAATTCAGCTTCTACAGTCTTTATTTTTATCTTTTCCAGCGCTGTTTTTATTGCTGGTGAAGCCTTTTCAATAGCAAGCGCCAAACACTTTTTTATTAGTTCTTCAAGTTTTATTTTTTTGAAAGATACTGTTAAATTAGTTTGTTTTAAAATCCAAGAAGGGTCTTCAAACTGAAGTTCAACATTTTCCGCCGGTGTTATTTTGGTCAAATAACCCTCAAAAACTTTTTCAATTTTTGGGAAATAGCCTATTGAAATTTTTGTTAAGTCTCCTTTTTTAAACAGGTTTTCGTTTCCAATATAAATCGTTTTACCATCTTTTACCACTTTTTTAGGCATTGTAATAAAAGCCGTGTCAGTGAATTTTTTCCAAGTTGAAGAAATTTCACCCGTAGTTATATAAGAAAACTTTTCATTTCCTATTTCTATTTTTATCCAAGGTCTTAGCATATTACTTTAATTCAATAGGTTTATCTGAAATCATAGAGCAGGAAAAGAAAATTTCATTCCTTGAGCCTTCTTTTTCGGCGAATTGTGGCGCTGTTATTACTACGGTTGTAATATCAAAGTAATCTAAAAAAGCGCTAATAACTTCAATTTCCTTAGGAACCGAACAAATAACTTTTAGCTTTCTAATTTCTTCTTCAGGAAATCCGTTTGTCGCCTGAACTCCAAAGCCTGAATTCGTTCTAAAACTTTCGCCTGTTATAACACCTTGACAGTTAATTATATAATCGCCGTCTGCAATAAATTGTTTTATTGTTCCGGCTTTACCGCTTACGGCTGTTCTTATAATGTTTCTTTCAAGTGAAACGTCAAAAAGAACCGTGTCTATTCTTACGCCTTCGTAATTTATAACAACGCCTTCAAGGTCTGTATATTGGCCAGCTGGTATTTCTAAGTTAGAATAAACAGGCGTTCCGAACATTGACCTTTTATCAAAGCTTTCTTCATTTGATCCTAAATTTTCACGAAATACAGCTGTTTTTAATTCCGAAACAGTACGGCCTTTTACATTTAAAAATAATTCGTCGAATGAAAAATTCTTTGTATTCATTTATTCTGAAATTATCTGCATATCATTTACAGCGGTTAACAATAGTTTCGTTATTTCTTCTTTTAGCTTTGCTGATCCTTCGGTTAAATTAGTTGTATTTATATTCAAATCTTTTACTAAATTTCCTATTGAAATGTAAAAATTTTTAGGCGCCGAACTTCTTACTTCAGAAATTCCAGCGTCTAAGCCTTTACTTGAACCAGCACCAGCAAGCGCTGGAACCTGAATTTTTGAACCCGCTTTTTTTCCTTTGTCAGCTTTTAATTTTGCTTTGTCCTTTTCAGCTTTTGACATTGTTTCGTTGTAAGCTTTTCCGTAAGCGTCACCGGCTCCCTTGGTCAAGCTTTCGGCTACGTTCACACCAAAACCGGTCAAAGGGTTCGTTTTTAAAATATCTTTTCCTAAGTTAGCCATAATAGCCGGAATGGCTTTAAAATCACCTGAAAATATAGCTGAAAATAATTTTCCTACACCTGAAAAAGCTGACATAATCGCTTTTGGTATTTGGGTGAAAGCTTTTATTACTAAATTAGGTATATTTGTGAAAGTGGTCATTATATTTGAACCTACTGCTTTTATTGACGCCCAAGCACCATTAACAACAGCGCGAAAAGTATCAAATTGCTGATAAGCTACGACTATTCCAGCGACTAAAGCGCCAATAGCTACGACTACAATTCCAATAGGGTTCGCTGTCATTGCTGTATTAAGTAACCATTGTGCAACGGTTAAAACTCCCGTTTTTACCGCTAAACCTGTTGTAATTACTCCATAAGCAAGTAAACCACCAGCAACCACACCTATAACAGTGGCAAAAACGCGCGCGCCTGTAGAACCTGAAACAGTCCAATCGACAAAAGAAGAAATTGCAGTAACGGCCGACATAAGGCCTGAAGTCGCTCCGGCTATAGCTGGTTTTAAATTAGTACCTATTTTTAAATAAAGTCCTGTAACTGTATCGCTTAAATTAGACAATTTACCGCCTGTAGTAGCCGAAATTCCAGCCATTGAGCCGGAAACGCCAGCAAGATCGCCGAGACTTAAAATGTAATCTTTTACGGCTTCATCTGTCAATTTCATTATTTTGGTTTGGCCTTTAAAAGTAAAACTTACTTTATCGCCTTGTTTAGAAGCGCGAATTCCAAATTCTTTTAAGCGTTCAAACTCTCCAACTTGCGCGTCAATCAAAGCTTCAGCTAGTTGGTTCATTTCTTTTCCTTTTGAGCTTGCTAGGTCTCCAAGCTTAGTCATTTCGGTCATAGTAGGAACAAAGCCTTGGTTCGCTAATCGAACAAAAGAATCGGTCAATCCGTCAACCTCAAAAGGCGTTTTAGAAGCAAAGTTTGTGATGTCTTGCATCGCTTTTTGTGCTTCGCTTTCGCTTCCAAGCGTAGTCTTTAAAACAGCGCCGAATTTTTCGAATTTTGCCAAGGTGTCCACAACTGAAGCACCTAAAGCAAAAACAGAAATTCCGGCCATAATTCCGCCGACTATTTTCATCGCCGTACCGATACCACTGACTTTTATTTTGGTTCTGTCTGCTTCTTCTTGCGCGTGTCGCATTCCAGCAATAAAATTGACGTCTTTTAATTTTATAGTATATATTTCGGTATTATCTGCCATAATTATTTATTAAAAAGTAGATTTTCTTTTGCTTTCAAAATGCAAAGCAAATTTTAAATCGTTCCAGCGCTTCGCAAAATCCAAGTCAGTCAACGCGTTCGGGTCTTCTTTGAAGTAAAACCGTATCAAAGCGCTCATTTTCCTGACTTCAAAAACGTCGTCGTTGTCAGGTTCATTTATTGCGTGCTGACTTATATCTTTTTTAGGCTGGTTTCTTTTGCTTCAATTCTGTAATAAGAAGCTAAACAAGCCGGAACCAATAATTCAGGGTTTTCTTTAATTTCTTGGTCTCCTTCGATCCAGCAATTTTCTAAAATCATTTTTCCGGCTGTCAACGGTAAAGGGTTCCCAGCGTTCGGCCTTATAAGTCCAAGCGCGTCTTCTAAAACATTTCTGTCTATGTCTTTTCTTAAAATACAGCTATATTTTTTTCCTTCGGTTTCAACTGTAATCTTATCGCCTTCAATTTCGTAAGACAATAATTCAATTATTTTGTAAGCTTCAAGACAGGCGCGAGTAAAGAAGGCGCTGTTTTTATCTGTAGTGTATTTTTTGTCACCCTCTATAAATAAAGAATTTAATAAAATTTCTCCGGCCGTTATCATTTTGGGAAATTGTCTGAATGTATAGCCAAGACAAGCTTCAGCAACGTGAAAAGACAAAGGCGCTAGTTTCCCAACAGCGCCTTCAACTTCAATTTCGTAACGTATTTTTTTAGTAATTTTTGATTTTTTAGCGTCCATTTTTTTATAATTTTTGCTAAAAATACAACTTTTTTTTTATCTGTATAAAATATGCGACGGAATTAAATCAAAACTCATTTTTATATCAGTGTCATCGGTTCCAGCGTCAACGCCGTCAGTCGTAAATTCACAGTTTTTTATTACGTGCGTTACTACTTTTTGAGCGTTTAAAAAGTGAACTTCAATGTCAAAAGCTGGCAAAGCCAAAAGCGAACCGTTAGGCGCTACGTCTCGGAGTGCTTCGACGTCATTCATTGAAATCTCAATTGAAGCTTTTGTTTCTATTTTTCCAACGCCACGCGAAACAGGACGCGAACCCGTTCCGTAGTTGTTAGATTTTTGCTGTTCTTCAGTATAATTTATTTTTGAAACCGAAGGCGTAGGAACGCCCGCAAGCTTAACAATAATATCAACGTAAGAATAAGCGCGTCCGTTAATTAAGGGTATATTTTCCATTTTTTAAGATATTTTTACGGCAAAGCCAATATTTACTTCGATTTTTCTTGCAACACCAACAGGAACTATTTTAAGAGAAAGAACTATTTTTGAAGAACTAATTACGTCCTGAGAAGGATTAATTTCGACTTCAAAAGTTGAAACTTCGCCGTCTTTCTGCATAACCTCAAGACCTCGGCGCGCGTCATTTCTGAAGCTTGCAATTGTATCTTCAGTCAAAGTCCCGTTTTCATTAACGTATAAAGGGGCGTTTAAGCTTGGTAAAAGGAATTTTCTACAAGAACGAACAGCCTTGTCGATAGTCCTATTATTTTCTATAAAAGCATAATCTGAAGCCGTATCTGTTGACGTAGGCGAATCATTGAAGTAAGTTCCAGCGGTTCCTACGTGCTTTTTTATAAAGATATAACCTTTTGAATTTATAGCTTCAATAGCGCCTTCGCTTATCGTTTTTAAAAGTGTTCCGTCAGTAGACAAGGCCGGAACGTCGAATTCATTTGTCGCGTTTTTAGCTACATTAAAGCGACCAACCCAGCCTATATTTTC